ATAGTTATAGGTGTTGGTTACGTCACCTTTAATAATTTCATTAGCAACTTGTTCACCCAAAAAACCCGCAATGTTCCCTTCGCCTTTTGTTATTGAGTTATTTATCTCCCCCATTTCACGAGCCTTTCTCCAAGCCCGTTTTTTCATCTGCTCCGTTATCTCTACCTCTATCATTATCCCGGTGCCTCGTAGTATCCTATATTAAATCCTTCTCTTGTACACTTCTCTACTGTTTCTGCTTCTCCAAACGCCTTTAAATGTTCCTCTACGTGCTCACACATCGAAATATTTGTACCGGGCCAATTGTTTTTGTAGAAGTGACAAAGTTTTGTACACTTGAAGTGACTTCTGTTTCTGGAGCATGGCTGGGGAAAGTTGTTTCTTTGTATCTGTTTTACTCTAGCTTCTAGCATTCCCAAAAACTTTTTTCTGTCCGATTCATCAAAACACATGCTAAAAGGCCCACCGTCTCTGATAAAGAATATCGTCATGATGGCTTCACTATAATCGGGGTAAAGCTTTGATATTGCATAGTTATAAAGCAGTAACTGTGGATCTTCTAAGAGTTTCTCATATGTTTTTTCCTCGCCGGTCGCCCAATTTAGTCTTCTGCCGGTTTTCCAGTCAATAACTTCTATAGTGCCATCCGCAACTTCGGTCACTAGGTCAATGGTTCCTTTGATTGCTAGCTGCCCTTCAATCTCTTCGCCGTCTGGCATCTTGTATTTGAACTTAGCCCAAGGCTCTTCGATTGGTATGTCGAACTGTGGCTCAGCGTCTACAATGTCTCTTTTTCTTGGATCAAACTGACCATCATTGTAAGTTAAGGCTGTTTCAACCTGTGTTCTACAAAACTTAACGTCAGCACCGGTATACTTGTGTGTGCATGTGCTAGTATAATGCTCATAGCTTCTGTCTAGTATTTTTGAAACAAACTTCTTAGTGAATAGGCTTCTGGGCGTAAAGTTAACCTTGCCTATTGCGTCGTCATTTATATATAGGCTCTTTTTATCTTCATTGCCCTGAAGTTTTTTCTTGCAGGAAGAAAGAACCTCCATCACTTTATGTACAATAGTTCCGAGCTGTGCCTTTTTACCCGATGTGGATCTATGTCCCAGAACATATGTTATGAAATACTGCATTTGACAGTAGTCATAATTATTATATGACGAACTCCTGATATATGTTACGATCATTCTGCTTCAACCTCTTTAATAGTATGTATACCCCCCACCAACTCTTTGGCGGGCACCTGCTCTTCTTCTATTTGCTTACGAAGATCGTTATTAACCTCTGGTTTGGGAATTTCAGACCCAATCCAGCCCCAAGAGTTGAGCGTCTCTATAAGAGATTGACACATTTCGTGTATCTCTAGGTTCTCACTATCTATAACGGCATCAAAGTTATCCCAATCATCTAGTGCTGTTTCACTGCTATGTTTATCCTCATAAATGGATCTGGTTAACTTTATTACTTTTCCTCCAGCCTTTTGTATTGCGTCGGCTTCATTAGGAAACCTGCAATCATCCACTATAGCCAGCAGAGGCTGTTCGTATTCGATATCTTTGATACACCTATCCACCCAAACATCTTCATACATAGAACGACAAACATCGGTTCCAAAGTACTGCAAAAATTCTCTGGCCGTCATCTTTTTGTTCTTCTTCTTTTTGTTTGGTGTAGGAATGTCTCCCCACTTTATGTTCGTCAGAGTATTTTTCTGCTGTTCGGTTCCGTATACCTGCTCGTTCCTAAGTCCGAATAGGCCGGTTGCTATCTCTTTCAATGGGGCTGCAAACGAATATTTTTTAATAAATGGCCACATGCTGTACGCGGCCCACTCAGCAAACTCCAAGTCCGATCTAGACACGTCTATTAAAACATTGCCCTGCTCCTCTCCGCCGTTTTCATTGACCGAAGTAGTAGTGACTATTAACTGCCCGTCCTTAGTGATCGTGAAGTTATCAATAATGTGGTGACATCTTAATTGATAGCCATGAAGAAAGTTGGAACAGGTTGTTTTTCCCGACTGCTTCGTTCCCGCAAAGGCTAGTATTCTGCTATTCATTTATTATTCCTTTGATCTGAGGATAAAGTTCTTCTTTTATTTGTTCAGTGGACATATCGCCTACATCTTTGTGCGATATCGCTGGACGATGATAGTTAAATCTCCGGCCACATTTTTTAATTATTTGTTCGTAAGCTTTACTTCCGGCTTCATCGGTATCCGTCAATATAATTACGTCTAACGCACCGCTAGACTCTAACAAAATAAGCTGATCATCATTTATACTTGAGCCAAAAATTCCTACGGCGTTTTTAATGCCAGCCTCATGAAGTCTCCAGACATCGCCCTGTCCCTCGACCAATACTACAGAAGATGTCTCCAATATGTGCTCTTTAGCCACATTCAGGCCATACAGAACCGACTTTCTAAAACCCTTACTGTGCAACCACTTTGGTTTCATATTTTCGTTTCTAGATCTTCCAACGCATCCTATATAATTATAGCCTTCATCGTAGATTGGGACAACCACTCTTCCGGACATTGGCTGATTTTCTGCCAAACATTCTCCCACATCAAAAATGTCTAAGGTCTCTGCTGAGTAGCCTCTCCCCATATAGTACTCAGAAGGAATACTAATCTTGGATCTTATCTCTGCTCTGCTTATAGACGATTCTTGCCTCTCTACGCTTCTATTGAAGACATCTACAACCTTAAAAGTATTGGTGTGGTTTGACTCTAAATCGAGTTCGTCTATGTCTTTTTCCAAGAAGTTAGAACAGAAAGCGGCTGTTTCATTCATAGAAATGCTTTTATTTCTCTTGCTTGACAAACAGCCTCGAACGAAGCCAAAAAGGTTACTGGTATATTCTTGTTCACAATGCTGTGTCCAACATGACCAGTTTCCCTTTTGTGTCATACCGTCTGTAAAGACACAGCATCCCTCTGGGTTGTCTCCACCATGAATAGGACAAGCAAAGGCCAGTCTATTTGGGTACTCAACAAAGTCTATATCGAAATAATGTAGTAGGCTAGGCAGTCTTAAAAATAGCTCATTACATATCGCTGAGATCTGCTGATTCGTCAAAGTCTTCTTGGGTCTCAAATCCTTCTTCTCTGCTTCTTGTGTTTTCATGAATCTCGTTTCTAGTACTTCCTTCCTCTATTCTTCCAAACTTTCCATGCATTTTCATACAAACATAGTCTCCATCGTCTAGACCTTCTCCATGTCTGGCGACGATTGGAACTAATTTTCTGTTACCATTATCAACACCATCGGTTGCTATTTCCTCGTCTGATTTCATTTTGAATATCGAGAAACTGGTACATAGCCAAATCAGCCTATCTGAGCCAGAAACAACGTCTGTTGACTCTCTGGTGATACCGTCCCTGTTTAGCTGAACGAACGCCAAGCAGGGGACATCGTACTTAACAACAAAATTGTGTAGCTTTGTAATTTGAAAGCCCAGTACTTGGTACTCCTGCATCGACGCACTGATGCCCTCAGAGCCCATGAGTTTTAAATAGTCATAAACTATCAAGCAGTCCTTGGTTTGACCATCTTCGTCAAACCCAACATGCTGATATATCCATTTTCGCATTTGACTCAAAATGTTCTCAAACGATTCTCCTGCGATACTTATGTAGTGATAAGGTATACTCTTAAGCTTTTCTGCGGCTGCAAATACCTTTTCTTTATCTATTTCATTTTCTGAAAATCTACCTGTAGAGATTCTATTGATCTCTACGCCCGACATATTGGCTAAGATTCTGTTATAATGATCCTCTTTAGACATCTCTGTGTCGAGCATCAATACGGGAATATCTAGTTCTCCAGACACATGCATAGCTACAGCGTCTCCAAACATAGACTTACCAACTTTAGGTCTTGCGGCTACCAGATCAACACACTTTCTTCTCAGGCCACCACCAATAGATACATCAAACCTTGCGAAACCACTGGGAATACCAACAAAATCAGAGACGTTTTCAGATAAATACTCTACATAATCCTCTACTCCCTCTCCTAAGATTTCTGTCTTTTTTCTAGAGGATTGATAAATATCGCCAGTAGCCTCTAGGAGTGGCTCTTCTATCTTGGCGACTAAATCCATCACGTCTTCGTCGCCCGTTATACAGTCTAGATCGCTTTCACACGCCTTGAGGGTTTTCTTTAGATCTCTTGCTAGCTTGAGTTTAGCTATCTTGGCGGCGTGAGCACCTACGTTTTCTTTGTGTATCGGAAAGTTAAATAGAGACCTTATGAATCCTATTTCTTCTTTGTTGTTTATCTGGTCTTGAACGCCTAGGTCATTAGCAGACGACAGTATAGACGAAAGTTCTACCTGCGTGTTCTCTGATATAGATCTGTATATGCAGTCAAATATTAACTGATTCATAGGATCAGTAAAAGACTGTGAACTTACAAAGTCTATCTCTAGGTACGCATCTAGTCCATACTGACAGAGTGCCGCGAGAACAGCTCTTTCTGCCGCTAGGTCTTCCAGTTTTCTTGTTATCTTCTTAGGCATCTGTCGCAAACGAAAAATTCTCTTTGATGTTGAGGATGTACGGAAAATGTTTTGTTGCAGCGTGTACATAGCTGCTCAACCTTTGTAAAAGGTTTTCTTTTTCTCTCGGTTAACTGAACTTCTGGCGTTACATCGTCGGTGTGTTCAGAACCGTCATCCTTGAACTTGTTAAACCTAGGCATGTCTGTTACCGGAACTCCAGTAACTTGCCCTTGGGTCTTTGTCTTTTTTATCTCTGTCATACCCTCGGGCAAACTTGACGCCCTAACCACCGGCTTCTGTTCTGGTGGCGGAGGATCAGACTTTACATTCGGGCTCAGTATCTGTTGGATAAGTTCTTCTTTCTGCTCTTGCGAGAGAGAATCAAGAAGTTTTTTTACAACTTCATCACTCATATTATCTCCTCTTTGATAAATTGTTTAATATTTGGGCCATGTTTTGTATTCTATCGGCCTTTCCGCTTAGCATTTTTACCCTTGCATCGGCGTGATTTTTTACTTTTAGTATTTGTGACGCTAGTGGATTTTCTTTGATTGCTGAATAATACTTCTCTTGCCACTTAGTGTATTGTGTTCCGTAATTCTGCATCACCGTAGATATTATATACCAAATACTAGAATCTGCCCATTCTAAAATTGCATTTTCTTTTGTTCTTAGCGTTTCTATATACTCAGCGTAGGCATATAGCTCATAAGCGTAGAATGCACAGTCGCTGCTTGACAAGGAGTTAAGGTCCTGTCTTCTGAAGTTCAATGCTTCTGGAACTTCTTTTCTGGGCTCACTGCTATGTACATACTTAGAGTTAACCCAAGAGTCTATAGCCTCTACAAACTCAACTAATTTTTCTTCTCCAGTCATCCCAGTCCTCGTCGTAATTGAATTCTACTAGTCTTATTTCGTTTAGGTTGCACCATTCTTTTTTGTCTCTATCTCTAGCTTGAGCCTTGAAAAACGATAACTTATCCTTGAAGAAAAACTTATTAAACTTGAAGTGCTGTTCGCCATGAACTTCTACCATCAGGTTTCTGTTTGGTATGAAAAAATCTGCACGAAGCACACCCCTTCTTATACCGTTATTAGTCCCGACTAGCGAAACTTCTTCTAGTATTCTATCATACGGAAAGAGAATGTCAAGTAGTTCCTTCGCACTTTTATGCAAATTTGACCTTTTAGAAGATGAAGACTCTTTGCTAGAAGGGTTCCATTTATATTCTTTTCCGTCGAGGCCGGTTATTTTCATTCTCTCATGTTCCAATTTTTTTTGGCTTGTTCCCAGTTTTCCGAGTAGCCAGAGGACGCACCACAGTCTTCGCATTCGTACCAACACATGCTTACAGTTTTTAGTTCCTCCTCCATCGCCTCTCCACCGCAAAACGGACAGGGCAGCAGTATGTCCTCGTCATTCAAGTTAAAGCATTTCCTTTATTGACAATTCTAAAAACTCTACCAACTTAGGATTTTGTGACAGGAATTCATAAAGATTATCCTGACCTTGGAACTTAAAGGCTTTTGTGACGGCCTCTTCGTCGTTTGTGTCTAAATCTGGCTTAATTTCTTTAGCTAGGTCTTTACAAAGGCTCATAAACGAACACGAGAACCAAGCACCAGACTTGTCTATTAGACCTAAGTCGCACGAAAGCATAAGTAGCTCCTGCGTTTTGTCTATGCCGTGACCGTATCGTATATAGCTCTGCACCTGTCCTCCGGGTGCTCCCATAGAAGAGCAGATGATTTTCCAGTTAACGACCTGACCAATTCTATCTCCTCCTGTGCTAGTCCAAGGCGACACAGCAGAGACCTTTTCTCCTCCTCCAGCTATTTCCATTCTTGTATCAGCTTGATATTGAATTTTGTTTCCTCCGTCAGCAAGCTTAGCCTTTCCAAATCCGCCCGTGTTAGCAATGTAGTGGGTAATTGCTATAATTAATCCGTGCTGACGAGGAAGTAGTTGTCCGACTTTTTTCGTAAAGATTGACAAGATTTTAGGCAGTCCGGCACGACCGGGGCTAAAGTCTCCATCAAGCTCTTTTTTTGGCATTAGAGAGGATATGGAGTCGATAATCAATACGGCACCGTAATGATCGGGATGACTCATCATTTTGTATGCAACATCTAAGAAGTCTTCTGCCGGAATAGGTTTATCTTCTGGTGCAACGATAGTCATTTTACTCGGATCTAAATCTGACACCTCAAAGTTCATGTCCTTTAGACGCCCCTCAGCGTCCAAGTAAATGATTGGCCTACCTTCTTTTTGGCAGTTAGACGCTATCTGCATTGCGGTCGTTGTTTTGCCCGACTTTGGGTCTCCGGTAAGAGTCAGCCAGCTCCCCTCTCTTATTCCTCCCCCTAGAGCTATGTCTATAGCTGGGCTAACAGAGATAGTTTTAAAATTCTTTTTCTGTTCTAGTACATCGGTTCCATTACGAATAATTTCGCCGTAGTCTTTTATGATCTTCTTAAGATATTCAGGTGTTTTTGTTTTTGTTGCCATCTACTTTCCTCAGTTTTGACATTAGGGTATTGTCTGGTTTTTTCTTTCTTGGCTTATACTCGCCTTTTGGTATATCAATTATCTCTCTGGCTTTGCTATTATTTTTGTCCACTATCTCCTTGGATTTCTTTATACCGTCTTCAACAAAGTTAAGCGGTAAAACAAATTTTTTAGATTTATGAAGAAAGCCTAAAGAGTATACATTATTACCACCCTTGCTTTTTAAATAGTGAATAATAGCCTCGTCGCCATATTTTTTAATAAGCTTATGTGCAACTCTCACTTGGGTCTGATACTGCTCGTTTTTAGAATTGTTCCAAAACTTGTACTCAAGACTGCCGTTATTATCTCTTTCGCTTCTTCTAATGCAGACAAGCTCAGCGATATATTGTGCCGCACTACACGGCTGAGAGGTTGAGATACTCTTGTACTTCTTTGTGTTTGAGTTTTTCTGATCCATCTCTAAAAATCATATGCTCCAAATTCTTAGTAGAAAGTCCTCTTACCGATTCTTTCTGTTCAAACTGATTGTTTGGCCACGTATATTTTGATACATCAATATAATCGCACGAGTCGTTTAGTAATAGCACAGTCAAAGTTTGAAAAGACTGTGAATGATTGCCGTCCATAGTCTGTTCTTTGGCTATTCCTCTAAAAACAGCTATGCCGTCAAGACCATTTGGATCTTCAAAAAAAACTTTATGTTCGGCTCCAAACATATAAAGCTCAACTTTTGCAGGTAAAACATCATTCTCGGAACAGTACTGTTTAAGTCTATTCCAAGGATTATCTGTTTCTGGTCTGTCATAGTCCCCAAAGACAAGTGTTCCGTCTGTCAGGGTTATTTGCCAACTTATCATTAGTTCTTGATGGCACAGCTTGTTCATATGTCCATCAAAATTAGTACAAATCATTTGTTTCCTCTATATGCTTTTTATATAGCTCGTGGTTAACATAGTATTCTCTCACGAGCATCTCAACCAACAAGCTAAATAATTCACGATCTTCAACACAAGCCAATCTTTTTTTAGCGGTTCTTTCTGCAACCGCACGAAGAACTAGAGTTCCGCTAGTGCTGTCATCGCTTTTTTTAGTGTAGTCTCTGTTTCTCAATCTTTAATCTTGTGAATAAACTGTCTGTATCTAGCGGGTGTCTGTGATTTTCTTCCTTGTTTTGATTCGTCACCAGCCATAGAAGCTGATTCAGTCATGACAGTAACGCCTCGTTCTTCTTTTTTTGCGAATAGCTCTGCTGTTTGTCCTTTTGGTTTTTCCTGCTTCTCTAGCGAGTCAACAAATTTAGAAACTATAGAGTGAGATCTCTCCATCTTCTCTGCTAGTTTTTCAATATTCTGCTTAAAGGTTGGCAGGTTTTCAGTTATAAAATCTTTTTCTTTGTTTGAAAGTGGTCCCTTTTTCATTTTCTACTCCGTAACAAGTCTTCTGGCTCTGGTAAAATACATTGTGTTCTTTGATTTCAAATACTTTATATAGTTCTCGAAGGCGTCTTCAGAAACCTTTTTATATTTGTAAAAACTTCTATTCGCTCTACTATCAACGCCGTGTGGATCTAAAAGCTCTCCACGACCGTATAAAACAAATCTCTGTACAGAAACGTTTTCGTAGGTTAGGCTTGTCGAAACCTTCTTTGCTATAGCGTTCTTTTCTTCGGACTCATTCCCCTTGATGTCATAAAACCTTACCTCCACCTTCGGGGGCGATGGAATATCTAGTCCCGAAATATCTTCATTTTCTCCTCTACCCATTATTCATTTTCTCCAATGTTTGCTTGAGTTTTTTTATGCAATCCGCCTCAGAATATCCTTTAACGCAGAACTGGGCTTTTGTAGTCATGCCATACTTATTGAGTGCCTCGTCTCCCATCACGTAAAGATCCATAGTACTGTCTGGATTCAACGCTCTTACATCAAACTTCATCGTCACTATGGCTATATGGGGTTTTTCACTGCGAAACAGCTCGTCGTCTGATTGTATAGAGTCGGCTATTTTTGGTCCTTTCATTTTCCCGTGTCTCCAGTCCTAATCCATTTCATTTGTTGCTCGGGCGTCATAGATACAATTTTTTGATGCTGCTCTCGCTTTTCTTTTTTCTTTTTTCTGAGTTCATGGTCTATTCCGTCTTTGATCGCTTTGTCCTGCTTCTCGTAAAAGCCCATTTGCTTAGCGTTTCTTTCTGCCAATTGCCCTACGGTCTTGGCCTCGCCCCTAACAAAAATACTAGGTGCATTTATGAAAGCCTTCTTTAGTGTTTGCTGTCCGCATACTGGACACTCTAATGTCGAGGGAGCGTCCATGCTTTGCGTTATTTCCGCATAATAGGCACATGGATCGCATTGAAAATCGTAACGTGGCATTTTTCCTCCTTTTGCTCAATTTATTTATTATATACAGTAGACGCACAAAATGCACTATTTATTTTAATCTATCTAGAATGTCAGATATAATTCCATTTCTAACGATGTCTGAGTTGTCAAGCCTACATATAGAGACTCCCCTTAAATTGTCTAGTCTTGACATACAGCAATCAAGTCCGCCGTACTGATTGCCTCTTAAATCCGTTTGATCCAAGTCTCCGTTTATAACAGCTTTTGATCCCAGTCCGATTCTGGTCAGGAACATTTTTATCTGTTCAAAGGTGGCGTTTTGGGCCTCGTCCAATATCATGAAGGTATCATGAAAATTTCTGCCCCTCATGTATTCTAGGGGGCATATTTCTATAGAGTTAGTTGACCTAAGTGAATTATAGGTTTCCATCCCTAGATACAATTTCATTTCTTCTATTATTGGAACTAGATAAGGTTGAACCTTGTCTGTAAGAGTTCCCGGTAGAAAGCCTAGGCCTCTTCCCGACTCTACGACCGGCCTAGTTATAACTATTTTTTGCACCTGATCCTTTAGGATATATTCACACGCAAGACCAACAGCAACGGCAGTTTTTCCAGTTCCGGCTGGGCCTGAGCAAAAGGTTACGTCTGACTCGACCATCGAATCTATATAGTCTGCCTGATTGTCTGTCTTGGGTCTTAGTTTTTTTCTAGCGGGTCTAATTGGTTGCTTGTTTGTTTTTGTTTTTCTTTTTCTTGCCATTTTTTCTTTCGTTAGTATGGTCCATCATATGTAGCAGTATTGTAAATAGTCGTTCCGCCATACGTTATAAAGTCGCAGTGATCATTTTGAAAAGTTAAAGTTGTTTCAACGTTTCCTCCTCCGGTATCTCCTCCAGTGGTGGATATTCCTGTGAGATAGTTTTTTTGACCAAGTATAATTTGAAAATACTTATCAACCCCACGTATAACTTTCTTAAACTTAATGTTTACTTCTTGGTCTGTTTCGTATTTTGTTGCACCGAGAGCCTCGCTACCATCCGGTGTTCCGAACAAGGTGTCCTTAAGCTCTCCTTGTGAGTTTTGAGTAATGTTGCCTTGATTACCAAAGAACTGGTCTTGAACAACGCCAGTAAAGTCAACGGTGACAGTTGCGGGCAATGTAATCCTCTTAAAGGTGTTTTGCTCTGCTCTGTCTCCTCTAGCCCCACCAAATTCACCTATGTCTTGAAGATCTTCATAGGCTATCGAAAAAGAAACGTTTATACTCTGTAGCCCAAGTACGGGTATAGTGGTTGGTACAACCTCTCCTTGGTTTCCTTCCTTAGTGACCTGCATGTCGAACGCCCTGTGAACGGCCTCGGGAAAGGTCGATGTGCCACTTTCAGTTAAAAGGTTGTGTCTTCTTATTATGTGCGGCTCTTTGCTGAAGTCGCTATGAATTTCAGGATACGAAGAAAGAACGGTCGCTCCATCGTTGTGCGTAACCGTATGTGTTTCAAGCGTTATGCTCTCTGTGACATATCCCTCAACAGGTATTGAGTAAGATAACTCTGTTATTCTACAACATCTGTAGGTCATTTGACTACAGCTATCATTGCTATCGTCGTTTGGGGGTTCGCCGCCCGCTCCGTATCTAGCAGGAAATTGTGGGTCATCAGCAGGATTAGTGTATGCGGGATCTACTGGGAATATTTCTTCGTCCCTTTCATTAGGGCTACCGTCTCCGGCTGAGCCCATATACTGATTATATTCGTGACCATAAAGTAAAGTAATGTCGAAGTTTCTAAAACCCGCCTGATTGTTAGAATAGCCATCTGTACCTAGATTTGTAGGCTTGAGCGGGTGGCTATTTTGATAGCTACTAGGGTTGCTGGCTGGCCTGTAGAATGGACCGCCTGCCGCAGTAAATATATTTTCAAGAGATATAACTCTCTCGATGGTTATTGTATATACAGGCTTCCCATACGAACCGTACTCTCTTTGGAATCTACCAAAATCATCGTAGGTTGTTCTGTCTTGGCTAAAGTCGACCCCAATAGACTGCACGCCATGTACGACCTCTCCAGTTTGTGGAGCATCACTTCCTCCGGAGTTAGTAGTTTGTCTTTCTTTTACTAAAACCGCTTGACAGGCATAAAATACCCTTCTTGAATCTATATTTGAAGCATGTGCCATTATTAAGTCTCGTTAAAGTTCCAATTTATATATAATACGCACTTAGTCACCTTCTTTGACGAAAATTCCATCGACCATTCTACCCTTTCTGTCTTTGATATCTTCCCAAGCCCTAGCCAGACAATCTAACAAAGAGACATTATTTCTTGTTGCAATATTAATCATTACCACAAGCATGTCTCCAATGTCATCTTTTATGTCCTTTTCCTTGCATACGCTGTCTGAAAGCTCTCCTAGCTCTTGTAAAAGCTTCAAGGTCTGATCCTTGTCTGTGCTGCCATCTATTAAGTTGCGGTCTCTGTGCCACCGCTGGACCCTTTTGACTAAAGATTCTAGAGTTTCTCGCTCTTCTACTATCATATTCTCTGGATAACTGTTAAACACAACATCCTGTTTGACTCCATGTACTGTCTGTACCGTTATTACCGACTCGCTAACCGGTGTATGCTTTTTGTTCATTTGATCGGCTAGCTGTTTCAGTCTTGCTCTTTGGTCGTGTATTCCATTGTGTTCTGGTTCTTCCGGCATGACAAACTCCTATTTCTTGAATTTTAAGTTTATGTCGTTTAAATGTATCGTTATGAACGTCTCATCTCCGACTTCTTGGACTGAGACATTCTTAACTACCCCGTCAATAATTGAGGTAATCTTTTTAACCATCTCCTCAGAAACCCCGTACCTTTCTAGTACGCCGTCTATAATAGAATCTACAATGCCCATTTAAATGCCCCATGCTTCTAGAGTGTGTTTGAAAGGATTGCCATCTATGGCTTTTGTTAGTTCTAGCATCTCCCGTGCTATGTCTCTGATCTCAACCTGAGCGTGCTCGCTGTTTCTAAGTTTGATAAAGTTGGCAAAGCTACGCATGTTAAACATTACGTCAGCCTGAATCTGACTGTTGTAGGTCTTGAAGAATCGTGCTGACTCTTTTGCTCTCTTGCGTCCCAAGACCGGTTCAAGGTCTGCTATACATTGATGGTAGAGTTCATTACCTAGATCGGTATAGACGGCAAGTTGTGTCGCCCAATCTTTTGCTGGGATTCCTTTGTGTGAAGGTTTAATACCGTTCCAGTCCTCTGGAATGTAATACTTATCTTCTTTTAGTTCCTTGTAACGTGCTGATTCAGCATTAAGGGAACTAATACGATGCTTGAGAAGATGAATGTGGCTAGCAATATCCGTATCCACAAGGAAATGGACAACGCCCTTCTCAAATGGCGTTTCATGACCTTCGCTCCACAGCATGTGGATGAGCTTTCCAATTCTTTGTCGTTTACCATCCGTTAAGTCCCTTGATGTCGAGGTCCATGCAGAGCAAGCAATAACCTCGTCTGATCCATAATAACCTAGAAGTTCTACCTTGTTATTCAAAATTAATCCTTTACCTTTTCTAACCAGTCTTCAAGTTTAACTTTTGGTTCCCATCCAAAGGATCTAATTTTATTAGTGTTCGACTGAGTGAATCTAGCCTCTCCCAATCTTTCCGGTATGAACGTATAGTAAGGATTTTCTCCGCCAATAATGTTGACCAAATCTAGGATAGCATAACTGACCCCAAAGCCAACATTAAAAAGCTCTCCACAAACGGCCTTATCTTCACATAGTGCCATTGTGATATTGGCGTTGACAACATCTGATACATGTGTAAAGTCTCTTGTTTGCAGCCCATCACCAACAACAGTCATGGGATTGCCTTCTCTGTTTTGTTTTTGGAATAGCCCTATTACCGGTGCATACTGACCTCTTGTTGGCTGTCGCTCACCATAGACGTTAAAGTATCTAAACGAAACTGTCTCTAGCCCATAAAGGGTGTAGTACATTTTGCACAAATCCTCTCCAGCACGCTTAGAGACCGAGTAGGGGTTTAGGCAGTCGGGGGTCATTGTCTCGACCATTGGGGGTTTGTTTTTTAGCCCATACGCCGCCGATGTTGAAGAATACAAAACTCTGCTAACCCCATGAAGGCGAGAGGCTTCTAGGACATTGAGGGTTCCGATTGTATTGGTCTGGAGTGCTAGGGCTGGGTCTTCTATAGTTGGCTGTATTCTGGATTCTGCCGCCAAGTGAAAAACATAATCAACACCCATAAACAGTTTGTGAATATCATCATAGTTGTTTATATCTAACTCATAATATGTAGCGTTTTTTGACGCATTGTAGTAAAACTTTTCGTGACAGTCTGCGGAGAGGTTGTCAATGACTATAACTTCATCGCCCTGATATATAAGCGAGTCAACCAAATTAGATCCGATGAATCCACATCCACCGGTAACAATACATTTACTCATTATCAATTACCTTTTCTATTAAATCACTCGAAGACTGAGTCTTTCCTCCCCCAACATTAAAAGCCATCTTTATGCCTCTCTTCTCGCAAAGATCATATTCAGGTATGTTGTCTGACTTCCTGTCACCACCGTTAGCAAAAATCATCTCATCGAAGTCCCACTCAAGAGAGTATTTGGTATGCAATATATTTAGCGTGGTTACTACTGACCCGTCTTCGTCGACAGATTCAACGGCCCTGTCAACGCATTGCAGTGCCTGAACTATTCTCATCCTTTCTTGACAATCCATAAAGGCCTTGCTTCCTTTTATTTTTACCTGATTATCATTGTTGACTATCACTATCAGATAGTCGCCTAACTTCTTAGCACCTTCTAGGTAGTCTAGGTGACCGCCATGTATAGGATTAAAGTAACCGGAAACCACAACTACTCTCATAAACCCATGTCTCCAAAATCCATATCTTCTAAATCGTTTTTACTAGCACCGATTTTATAGCTCGTTATCTCGTGTTCTTGCGGTGCGACCTGAACGCTTTCGCTACTTAGCCAAGGCTCTGTCCATCCGGCTATTGGATTCTTTCCTACGTTCTCATAAGGAAGCCCGATTGTCTTTCTTCTGGACATACATAACCAGTCGATATACTGATGCAAAACGGTTTCATTTAGACCAATAATTGACCCATCCTTAAATAGGTATGAAGCCCATTCTTTCTCTTCCTTGGCCGCGTTTTCAAACATCTCAACAGCAGCCTCTTGGCACTGATCAGCAATCCTAGTAAAACCTTCAGATGACTCCTTGTGTAGTATCTTTAGTATGTGCTGAGTGTTTGCTAAGTGTAGTGCCTCGTCTCTCTTGATTAGCTTGATTATGTCTGCATTCCCCGCCATCTTCTTATTTTCAGCAAAGGCAAACGAGCAGATAAAGCTAACATAAAACCTTATTGCCTCTAGTATGTTGATACTTATGACCGTCATGTATATCTGTTTCTTTAAATCTGTCAACTTTGCGGAATCACAAGCCATGCCCATCAAATTATTATAGTCGGCTATCGCACTGTTGGCACGTTTCATTATCTCTTTGTCTTCATAAATACCGCCAAATACCTCGGAACTATCTGCGTAAACATTTTGGATAATATAGCTATAGCTTTGCGAGTGGATCTTTTCAAAGAATTGCCAAGTCATCAAGCACGCCTCTAGCTCTGTATTTGTGACATACTGTAGCAGGGTTGGAACCCCACGACAAATCACGCTGTCAAGCATTGTCTGATACTTTAGGTTTGATGTAAAAATAAACTTTTCATTATCCGACATCTCCTTAAAATCGCCACGATCCTTCTTTAGCTCTATCTCTTCCGGTCTCCAAAAGTTCATCATTTGCTTGCTGTCAAGATCCTTGAATATAGGATACTTAACGACATCATACCTTTGAACCCCTAGGTCTTTGCCCAAGAAAAGAGGCTGAGACATTGGATCGACGTTCTTTGTGTTAAAGATGGTTTTCATATTGCACATGCTCCAGATTCGCAGTTCATACCTTTTTCTGTTTCTCCGTCTCCATCGGGCGTGTTCGCATAGTAGAAATTTTTGAGACCATACTTGTACCCATAAATTTGGTCTTTTATTATCACACTAAGGGGAACGTTTCCATCAGCATAATGAGAATAGTTGTAGTATAAATTAGTGCTCATACTCATGTCTACAAACTTCTGGATCACCGCCGCTATATTCATTATAGCCTTGTTGTCCTGCATGTCCCAAGCTAAAGTGTAATAATTTTTTCTTCTTCTGTAGTTGGGGACTATCTGCTTAAGAACTCCGTTTTTGGCTTTTTTGTATAACAATAAACTTCTTACGGGCTCTATCCCATTGGTGCTGTTCTGTATTACGCTACTGGATTCACAAGGCATGATAGCAGATAAAGTAGAATGACGTAGACCATGTTTTTTAACACGTTCACGTAGACCCTCCCAGTCCATGTTATATTTGGGCCAAATTAATTCGTCTACCTCTTTTTTGTACCAGTCTATGGGAAGAAGTCCCTTGGCGTATTTGGTCTCGGCAAACTTCTCACATGGACCTTTCTCCTCGGCCAGCTCACAACTGGCATTTATCAAGTTCCATTGGATCTTTTCCATTGTTTGGTGGACAATCTCTAAAGCTTCGCTATCCTCGTATCTAAGCTTGTTCTTAGCCAAGAATCCCGCTAGGTTTGTGACACCTATGCCCAGAGACCTTCTATTTTTCGTAAAGTTCTCTCCAGCTAAAACCGGATAATCTTGATAGTCTATAACAGACTCAAGGGTTCTAACCGCCATTCTGCAAGCGTCTTCTATATCTTTGTCTGATCCTAGCTCTAGAAGATTAATAGCAGACAGTATGCATATACCTATTTCACCGTCCGGATCATCTATAGAATTTATGGGTTTAGTCGGATGAATAATTTCCTGACACAGGTTGCTCATATACACAGGAACATCCCAAGATCCGTTTTGATTGGCGTTATCTATATTCATACTGTAAATTCGACCTGTCTCTAGACGTTCTCTTGCGAAAATTTCCGCTAGCTTTCGGGCGGGTACTTTCTTTTTAAACTTGAGAGATCTGGCGTTTTCATACTTGAGATATAGTTGCTCAAATTTTTCATTGTTTCCAAACGCTTCATACAGCCCTTTGGCCTCGTGAGGACTAAACAGAGTCACATCTTCATTGGCTATTAGGCGGTCGTAGAACAGCTTGCAGAACTGTATACTGTAGTCCAACTTGCGAACACGATTGTCGTCCGTTCCTGCATTATTCTTAAGAACCATTATGTCTTCTATTTCATAATGCCAAAACGGAACATGTACTGTAGCAGATCCTCCACGAAGACCATTCTGTGAAGTTGACTTGACGGCAGACTCGAAATTTTTTAGATAGGGAATAAGTCCCGTGTGAATAACTTCACCTCCCCTAATAGGGGAGTTGATCGGCCTTAGTCTTCCAATATTTAGCCCAATACCTGCTCTTCTGGCGGTATATTTGCCGACAGCATGTATGCTAGAGAATATAGCATCAAGGTTATCGTCAACATCAACCAAAACACAGGATGCGAACTGCCGAATATTTGTACGCACGCCAGCCATGATAGGTGTAGGAAGATTAATTTTAAACGTCGAGTAGCAATCATAAGCTTTCTTTACCTCGTCTAGTGAGTCGAAAAGACACATAGCTATTGCCATATAAGCGAACTGTGGTGTTTCATATATAACCCCAGTGCTACGATTTTTAACTAGATACTTATCTATCATTTGCTGCAACCCAGCATACGTAAACAAGTCGTCTCTACTATGATTAATATATTTGCCGAGTTTGTCTACTTCTTTGCTATCCCACTTATTAAGTATATCTGGATCATATATACCATTGTCTTCATTTCTTTGCAGGAACAAAAGAAAATCGGTTGGCTCGTCCCCACATCCCCAGACCTCTTTTCTAAGTTGCATGTTTAGCAATCTTGATGCCACGTACTGATAATTGGGCTCTGATGTAGATATTAAATCATTTGCGGATTTTATTAAAATTTGGTGGATCTTAGAGGTCTCTATGCCGTCGTGGATCGACAAGTTAGCGTTCATCTCTATGTCTGAAAGGGATACTCCATTAATCCCTTTTGTTGCCCACTCTACTACTTTGTGAATTTTTTCTACGGAGAACGATTCCTTGTTCCCGTTTCTTTTTGTTACTTCCATTTACGCCTTTTCCAAACTAGATGTTTTAATCATGTAGATTATTATACACCATTCAAGACCGTTTGTCAACTGAATAAAACCCAAAAAATAAAAAAACCGCCAGCAAATAAATTATCTGCCAGCGGGTAGTTTTTAAAACAAATCGCAACTATTTATTTTCCTATGTCATCTATCTTAGACATAAGAGATCCTAACTGTTGACTTATTTGTCCATGCAAACTTTTGTTGTCTTGGACAACCATTTTGCACTCTGTAACGTTATCGCTCATTTGATCTATTTTGTCTTCGATACCACCGACACGTTTTTCAATACGCCCCATACGCTGGTTCAAAGACTCGTTAACCTTTTGCTCTAACACGATAATCTGCTTTCCATGTTGAACCATAGTATATAGTACCCAAGCCATGACGGGAAGAAAAAACATCCCTATTACTTCGGTAACATTTCTAATTAAATCCCAAGTGTCGTTCATAATAAGACCCCCGATTTTGAGAATAAAAGACTACCCGCCATAAAGACGGGTAGCCAAAACGAGGATTACATACCTGTGATAGACTTGTAGTCGAAGAAGTTACCGCTAGTAGAAATATCAGCGTCAACAAAGTCATTTAACAAGATCAATTCACCGGGTACCGCACGGGTTGGATTTGCGGCACTGTCACTATTGGCCGAGGTTGAACCAGCGGCTGGGTCCCAGAAGTCCTCATTCAGAGCATCTGGGGCAGTCGCGGTGTCCATTCCACCGCTAGCGACGTTAAGCCAATTAACCCTAGCACCGATTGCAGTGCCATCACGTTTAGTGCTAGTCCAGCTAAATCTTCCATTACGGAAGGCTGTAACTGTTTTAGCACCGTAGCTACCACGAGAACGCATAATGGCGTCATTAGAGGAGAACGATTTTGGTCTCGATGGGCTAAGAATACTTGTGTTAGAGACTCCCGAAAGAGTATCACTAATAGTCATGATAACATATTTACCAGCAACCTCATAAGCAAACGTACCGCCACTTTGTGCCTTTTGATTAGCCGAAAGTCCGTTATTCTTAACTTTAGGAAGTGTAGGAACAGGGTCTGTGGCATTATCTTTAAGTGCCAAAGCTTTAGTGATAGCATCGCCGGTTGTTGTGTTGCCTAGGACTGTACCGCCTTGGTTCTGCTTTACAAAAGCACCGTTGGTGGTATTTCTCAGGTAGGCTGCTGAATTAGCAGGAACTGCCATAATTAATCTCCTTGTAGATTAAAAGATAAAACAAAATTTACTATTTTCCAATTTTCCACAAGAGATCCAGTTCCTAAAAATATATACGCAAAAAAACTACGTGATACAGGTTTTCTTACAAATTTTTAGTGCTTTCTTTAGTCTCCTTCTGGCGGTCTCCCTGCTGTAGCCATTAGACTCGCCAATTTCAACCATAGTCATGTTGTGATAAAATCTTTTATCAATAACGTCACGAAGCTCCGGTTCAAGTCCAGTAAGTATATCAAATACTTCCATTTTATTTACAGTATTGGTGTCTTGTTTCTCAATGCTGTCGTTATTGAATTCCATACGTTTTTTCTTGAGTTTATTTTTAAACGCGAAGGTTATTTGCTGATATAGATATGATGTAAACTTAGTGCCTCTAGACTCATCATACTTATCAATACATCTCCATAATGTTTGCATCTTAATGGACTCAATGTCATCCATATCAATAGACTTTTTATATCTATTTGCAACCTTATTCATGATGTTCTGTACGTCTGAGCTTTTCCAGTATTCTTCAAAATTGTTATTCAAAATGTTATCCATGATCACCTCTTAGGATTATTCCGCCTACTCTTTGCTTAAGTTCCATTAATTGGTTCAGACCATCTAAGTAGGCTTGATCTAGACTGTCTGAAACTACGTAATCAACTTTTCCTGTGGGAGCAACAAGTATAGACCAATATTTATTGCCTATTAACTGCTCCTTTACAAGGTCAACAGTTGCCTGAGTTTCCTCGTTTGACAACAGCTCTTGTTCTGTATATCCACATAGGGTTTTTTCTATGTCAATTCTAACGTTTTTAAAATCAAATAGACTAGCGACTCCTATGAAGAATGTGTATCTACCTAATACTCTCAGTGCCTCCACGCCATCTACCATTGATAACGTGTCTTTTATTCCATGAGTAATGCTGAAGTTAGTACTGCCTATCCAACAATCCCACCTATCAGAAGGTTTGAACATCGACTCCTGATGATACATTCCCAAAGGTGTATGTAGCACCCTAGGAGCACTTTCCATCGGCATCATCGGAAGAAGGGGTATCTCTGTGCCCATGTCCTCCATTTCTTCTTGCATTGCTTCAATGGCAATTCGTTCAGATTCTATGAAGTGATCTACGCTAGCATTCCAGCTACTCCAGCATATCTTTTTCTTAGGGCCGGTTGTGAATTCAGAATCGTCTAACATAGCAGTCTCCAATTAAAGGTTTACTATTTTATCTGGAGGCACAACTATCGAATCTTCGCCTTTATTAACATCTCGGTATTTTGCAATTATCGCCTGTATAGCCATGAAGTCAGCCTCCGCATTATTTAATACGCACTGATCTCTGATTTCATCGAATATTTTGGCAGGTAAATCATCTGAAATTAGCTTGTATAATATAGTTGCTATTGCCAGTAAACCGTCTTCTGAGGGCTCCCAATCGCAGTTATAAGCTATGTTTCCTTCTTGATCAACATATATAGTAAGCTGCGAAACTAGGTCTTCTAGATTAAGGTTGTCCGATTGATCTTGGGGTTTTTGTGATTGCTGATTCATAAAACTCATCTAATTTAACTATTTGCAGGTTAACGAAAGAACCTCTTTTTAAGCAGCATATTCCGTCCGGAATCATAGACGTATATAGTACTTCAGTTTCTAAGGCTCCCTTATCATGTCGGCATCCAGCAATTACAGGTGGAGACCAAGCACGATTTAAGAATGTGTATTTCGATATTAATTCTTGCAGGCTTTCTTCTACTGTCTTTGTTGACAAATAGACACTTGGAAGATTATGATTCTCATCTAGTAGTACAGATAGATAACTTCCGGACAATGCGTCATAAGAAGAGTTTGCCTCTAGCAAAATTAAGCTCAGTCTGACCTTCACTTACAGCATTCCTTTTTCTGATTTTCTTCTTGTTCTTGTTTCTCCACTTGTTCTTTTAGTTTTAGTAATACTTCTATCTGATTCATTAGGTTTGTATAATTTCTAACTGCTTTCGCTAGGCGGTCTACCGCACCTTCTGAATTTTGGTTAGACAAAGCGGCATTTATTTCAAAAGTAGCACTATCTAATGAAGACTTTAGTTCGCTCTGCAAAACATTAATAATATTCATCTGTTCTCCTTAATGCCATAGAGACCAAGCTAAACCACTAAAGTCTTTGGACAGAAGCGTTTTTTGATCTTCTTTTACTGGCGTGTTTTCGTTGCCTAGGACACTCCTCATCAACTGAATAATCCCATTGGCGTAACCATTGTACTTTCCTTTTAGTTCATCGCTAAACATCTCCTTAGCCGCTAGCGTATAAACGTCGTTTACCTGCTGTCCATTACAGTCGTAAAGGACTACTCTTTCTGAAAAGACATTGTTGAACACAGAAAGCTTTTCTCTGTCATTCTTATCGGTCACGAGGCTAGCAATACTTGAGGTTTTTTCTAAAGTTTTTTCATCTGGTTTTTCGATATAGTACTCTACTCTATCAGGAAGAAAATCAGGAATCCTTTCCTGAATGTTATTCCAGAAGAAACCAATGCAAACTATACTAAGCCCCAATAAGATTCTTAAATTTGGACTCATTGTAACTCCTAAGTAGTTTCGGGTTCCACCTGAGTAGCGTCTTCCCTAGCTTGAAGCAAGAGAGGAAAAACGCTGTCAAGTGTCTGACACGCTTTGTTCAGTCCTGCTGACTGACAAGCGTCTGACAAATCTTCCCACTTTCGTACCAAATCAGTGAGTTCATTGCTACGGGCCTCCGGCTTTACAACGCTGGAGACTTGTGGCCAAAACCCTCTCAACGAGGAGAGGGCGGGAGGCAGTGCAATTGCCGCACCAATAGCGATAAATACCCACTGAACCGCACTGATATTTGATAAGATTTCCATTTTTAATCCTTACGAGGTTTCTCTTACGGTGTCACCGATCACCCACGCTACCACGATAGTAACGACACCAATGATCTGCTCTTGGTTTAGCTCAATTCCAAGAGTCTCGGACGCTACCACAGATACAAGACCTACGGCAGAAACCCAGAATCTACGGGATTTGAGTAAAGATTTTACTTTAGACATTATAGTCTCCTTTTAAAAAAATAAAAATGAACAACTGTTCAAACGAAAAATTATTGTCACAACCCCTTAAACAAGGGAAGGATACTTCTTGTTCTGGTGTTAGATGTGCTAGTTTTGGTACAGGAACACTTACCGTATGTTGGTATGCAGTTGCAATATGTTTTTGATGTATCGCATTTGCATGTTGTTTTATTTGGTGCCGGTTCTTTTTTGTGGTAAGGACAGTCTGATACATGTCCATCGCCTTGCACAATCTTTCCAGTGCCTTTGCAAATACATTTTTCAGGATCTGGATCTGGGCCAACAGGCTTATCGTCAGGCTCCTTGTTGAAAACTGTCTGCTCTGCTTCGTCAAATGCGTGATTGACTGTAGTTATTATAACCTGCAACTCATCATTTGTCAAGGCCTTTTCTGTATTTTTTCCACTAATATTCAGATAAATAAAGACCGCTACCGCAACAGTCCCTATAACTAACCTCGTTTTGAAATTCATTAGAAAACCTCATCTATTGTCCAGTCTATTTCTCTAGCGGGGAAACCTTCCACATCGCTAAATACCCAAGCACCTCCTCCGGAAAGCATACCTCTAGCGTCTTTCTCGCGTATCCAAAAGCTACCATCGGGTTGCTCATGACGCTTAGGACCACTATTCCATACGCCCCAACTATTTTGAACTAAGAATAATGTCTCGTTTATAGTTTCACGAGTATCATCGCAAGCGATCCAAGCCATAGCATGACTCCAGCCGCCAGAACGTTTGGCGATGCCGTTAGCATCCCTACGAGAACTGAAGCCATACCCGCTACATACGCTAAGAGCATAGCCATTAGCAAGGGCGTCTCTAGCTTCTTCCACCGTTCTGACGTTAGATATCGTTCTAACTTGATGTTTTTTAGCTTCTGTAATGTAGACATCTTTAGGTATTCTCTTTTTTGCACCTAGTGAAGAATTGTATGTTGATAAATCAATGTCACCGTAATCTTTTCTTATCAGTATGCCGCCCGTTTGATGTACATACCTAGCAGCACCGCTACAAGTCATTCCTTGTCCACTATGGCTCCTAGACTGATAAATGCCCTCAGTGGCTCCACGAGCCAGAAAATCCTCCCTCTCTCCATTTACAATCTCTACGGCTCTAGTAATGTCAATAGCGTTTCTAGTAGAGTGAGAAACACAGTCCCCTGTTGTTTGTCGTTCAGAAGGGCCAAAACCCGGATCAAATTTTATTAACGCTTTGAATGGTAGACTCAGCTTGCCTTTTCCAGAATTAGAAAGCTCGTATGCCGCAGCACCAAATACTGGCATTGGCAGTTCTTTCATTAGCTTTCTGACATCTTCTTTGTCGCATATTGATCCGACAAAACCAGACCTGTAATACTCTAAGGTTTTTCTTGGTGTTTTAAAGTTCGATTCCATGTATAAGCCTTTGGGTTGAGTTTTTCCAAGTGAATGTGTTTGCGGTATCTATCCCTGCTTGGTTAATCTCAAGGCTCCCTGCCATCTTCTTTTTGTGTATGGATCTCATGTGAACGACTAGCTGTTCTTTAGTTCTTGAACCATCTAAATTAGCCCACATACCATATTCTCCAGAAAAGAAAACTCCGTCAGAAGCTTTCTCTAAACCCTCGGGCTCAACTAATAAAGAGTTGTCAACGTTGCAGAATTCTGTATGAGCCGAGTAGTTTGTAGTTATTACGCTTTTGCCGCAGGCCATCATTTCTAGAAGCTCTAGATTCCAGCCTTCAGCTCTTGCGGGAAAGACACCGCAATCAGTCTGTCGCATAATGTTATACACATCTTTATGAGTTTTTTGTCTGGGAATTAGTCTTATTTTGTCTCCTAGTTTTGAAGACTTGTAAAGGTTTGCCCAACCCTCATTAGACTGCCCAATGAACGGATTTTCACACATCATCCAAAGCTCCACATTGTCCCTATCTTCAAAGGCGGAGTTAAAACACTCTAGTAATATATCATGACCCTTGCGTTTTTCCCACTTACCACAATTAAAGAATATAGTCTGCGGTCTATTTGATTTGTGCGGACAAAAGAGGTCGGTATCTACGCCTAGTGGCACAACATGTACCGGAGGAGAAGTCCAGCCCTGCTGATTGTATAAAACATCTTTAGCCCATTCCGAGCAAACAAAGAGCTTATCACAGTGCTTCATGCTAAGCTTTTCTTCGTCATTGAACTCAGTTAGCTCAAAGATAGGGAAACCAATATGCTGTCCGTTTCCTATGTGTGAATGAACATCGTTTTGATGCCATATCTTAACAGACGGCGACCCCTTTAAGGTTCCTCTGTTCTTGAGCCCAGCACTGATCGTCTCGTCAATAAATTCTGGTGTGGAAATGGGATACAGGGCAGCGGATGGATGATCTTTATATAAATGTTTAAATATATTATATCCAGCTACCCCATATCCCAAGTTATTTATAGGTGCAGTAAGGTTTATCAATTTATTCTCCAAATTTTATATAGTCCGTTTTTTTTATATCAGAAAAACGGTGTGTGAAAAAAACTGTCTATAGTATAGTAGCTCACATGCAAGAGCTTTGCACACTATATTACCACATTCTGCAAGACCAGTATCTGGCCTTCCACTTAGGGCCCGGTGCGGTATCACACTTGTGCCTAGCTCTAAAGCTTTTCCTTCTCTGTGGGTTGTCTTTTTTGATCTCCATGTTTGGATCACCAAATCTAACTATCACAACCTTTCCAGATCCGTTCTTGGTATACACGGCAAACTTCTTTGGCCCATCAGGAGTTCTAAAGGGTTTGTTAAGCGTGACTTTTCTGCCTTGATATTCAGCGGACTTTCCTTTGTATAGAAGCAAAACTCCGTCCTTTTTATGATCTCCCTTTCTGTTGAATGTAAACATTTCTCCAGTCTTAGGGTTCATATACTTGTAGGCCGCCTCTGCCTTTGACTTCTTTGGGTGCCCTTTTGGTAAAAGGTCGTTGTCTTGTGTATACGCTGAGTTTGAAGGTTTGCCGGTTCTAAGTAGTGTGAGGAAGGCATTTACTCTAGCCATAGCCCATCCGTCTCTGGACATCTTTGGTGCATGGCTAGTTGAATAAGCTCCGGCTCCTCTGCGGTACACCGCCTTTAACATACCGAGAGTTGCTTTTGATCCCTTGCCTTTAGCGTTATGTTCTTTTACCTTCTTGGACAGCTTCGCAGTAGTCTCCTTGCTAAAAGTAATTTTGCCGCTAGGATTCTTTGCACTGTCAGGCTTGTTCTTTTTAGATCCTCTCTTTTGATCTTTCTTAGGTGCCGGAGTTCTTCTTGGATCTCCCTTTGGCGGCTTGTCTGCCTGTGCCTCTTCAGCGTATGAGGGCGGTCCAACCTTCTTCTGCTTTTTGGGTCCCTGTGCTTTCTTTAGCTCTTCTTGGCTGGGTCTTCCCTCTTTTTCAGTGCGGGCAGGTCTATAGTCGTCCCCTTCTCTTTCTTTCTTCTTTCTTATGTTTTCCCAGAGACCGGGCTTAGCCACAGAAACATCCCACTCTTCTGTCTGTTCTTTGAAATCGACGTACTCAGCTTGTGCTGGCACATAAAAATTATCTTCCGTAAGCTCCTCTGTATAGCCCAGTTCTTCTAAATTATACTTGAAGTCGGCAGCCGCCATTCCGGATAGGCCATCCATAGCCCTAGACATGCAGACAGCAGTTCTTTGTTTTTGGTCTGGGAACTCTTTATTTGTTTTGCTGTCTGACATACATCGAGACATATAATTCTCTCGTGACTCATCGTCTCGCCGTTCTGGAAGTGGCATCTTAGTTCTCCTTTTGTACTATAATTGACTTTAGTTGTTTCTCTTGATCGCACAGAGGACACAAAACTTGGGTTCCAGAAGGATGCATCTCTCTGTCGTGATGTATCATTAGTATACCTTGAAGTATTTGGGTTTCTCTCATCATCGCTTGTCTTGAAAACTCAGCTATTGCTGGATCGGAATTATGTAAAATCTTTGGTTGTCTGAGGTCTCTATATGTATACGCACTAAATGCTAGGTTCGCTATACTTAATGTAAATAATACATACACACTACACTTAAAAAATTTCATTTTTACACCCTTAAGAAAATAGTTCAGTAATCACTTTTCCTGAATTAGCTATTTTCATAGGTCGCCCACTATTACTCGTGTAAGTGGTTTGTAGCGAAATGCCAAGTGCTTTGCATACCGAAGCCATGACATCTTGGGAGGAATATGGTTCTGTTTCTACTCTAGTACCATCTTCATTTGTAGCACCAACGGCTATGCCGCCCTTCATACCGGCACCGCCTACAACCACACTCCAGCTTCGTGCCCAGTGGTCACGACCAGCGTTTTGGTTGATACGTGGGGTTCTACTAAATTCGCCCATCCATATGATAGCCGTATCCTCTAGTAGTCCTCTCTGCTCTAAGTCCTCTACCAAAGCACTCATACCCTGATCGAGCATGGGTAGCTTTTCGTCTCTTAATGTTGGGAAGATATTTTGATGGTTGTCCCATCCTCCTAAGCCCACCTCGACAAAAGGCACGCCAACTTCCACTAATCTTCTAGCCATTAGACATCCCTTGCCAAAGCTATTGTCTCCATATCTCTCTCTCACAGATTCGGGTTCCTTGGCTACTTTTGTTGCGTCCATCTCTGTACTAGTTAGAACATTAAAAGTTTTTCTAAGTACTTTTTGATGCTCCTTTGCCATACTTCCTCTGTTGCTATTGATAAAATTAGTTTCTATCATATCAAGAACTTGTGCTCTTTGATAAAATCTTTCATCTATTTTCATATTGAGGTTTCTGATGTTGCCATCACTATTTAGAATTAAAGGTGCAAACTCTGCCCCCAAGAACCCAGCCCCCATGCTCCCGCCATTTACAGAGATGAACTGTGGAATCATAAGGCCCCTGTCTAGCTGCTTAGAGATAACAGAGCCGTAGCTTGGATGAACCATGCTTTGGCTTGGAACATAACCTGTGTGCATATAATACCTGCCACGCATATGGTCTGCTTCACGGGTGCTCATGCTACGGACGATAGCCATGTTGTGCATCTGCTTTGCCATTAACGGCATATGTTCGCTTATCTGCACATCGCCACTAGTTGCGATTGGTTTGAATGGGCCGCCCGTTGGCGTGTTTGGCTTCAAGTCCCAAATATCCATAGTAGAAGGGCCACCTCCCATCCATAAGAGAATGGCCGATTTACCATTTTTCTTTAGCTGTTGCTCATTAGCTTTTAACGTATTGGTGAGTGCTGCGACTCCAGCTAATGACGATAGAAATTCTCTTCTTTTCATATTAAAACCTAAAGTGAAAAAATAGTCCGCTAAACGGAGACGGGTAAACAGGAACAGGTTGTGGCTGAACAATTACCGGAGGACCATAGTAGTAATGGTGAATCGTTGGTGGATACACCCTGTACTGATATGGGTAAACATACGGTCTACCGATTATTATGCTTCCGTGTCTGTAGTTATGGCTAGGCCTAACTTGAGGCTGTTGAGGTCTTTGCCATTCCTGTTTGCCAAAACCAGAGGGTCTCTGTGGTTGTGGTCTCGTAAAATCTCTAGGAACGCTCTTTACAACCGGAGGCTTGATAACCTTGCGTTCAGGCTGTTGTGCCTCGGCTGACAAAGGAATAAACAACAAACATAGTATTAATACTAAGTATTTCATTATATCAACTCCTTAGCTAACTAATGCAGTTAGGACATTTGCATATCTCGGTTTTGCAAATACAAGTCTCTTCTACACATGGGCATTCGTTTTCGCAAATATCACAAATCACAGGATTCTCCTTTGTAAACATATTTTTTACTTCATCTTTATTGATAAATAGAATTGCACCTACAATCAATACCGCCAAAAAGGGTATTTTAAATTTCATAATAGTTCTCCTTATGTAATAATGTCTGTTAAAACTTTACCGCCGTCTACGATCTCGATGGGTCTTTCGCCCGGAGCCATTAGTTCTTTATCGGCAACTATTCCTAATCTATTGTAGATGGTAGCAGCCCAGTCCTCTATGTTGACTGGATTTTGGTCTGGCTCGCTCGCGGTGGCGTTTGAGGTTCCATATGTCATTCCCCCCTTGATTCCACCACCAGCAAGCACTGTGCTAAACACTTTTGGCCAGTGGTCTCTTCCTGCACGATTGTTGATCTTTGGGGTTCTTCCAAACTCAGAAACAACGCAGACTAGAGTTGATTCTAGTAAACCACGCTGATCTAAATCTTCGATAAGACTTGCAAACCCTTGGTCGAAAGCCGGTAGCTGACTATTCATGCCATTAGCTATGTTATCATGCATGTCCCATCCGCCGTAGGTAAGAGTAACAAAACGTGTTCCAAATTCAACCAGCCTTCGGGCAAGAAGCATTCTAGCACCCGCAGTATTTCTGCCATACTTGTCTCTTGTCTGTGCTGATTCTTTCTCTATGTCGAAAGCGTCCTTTGCGTTTTGATCTCCTATCAAACTATATGCACGCTCATAAAAAGAGTTCATCGCCTTTACAGAGTCGGCGTTCTGCTTTTTGTTAAAGTTGGTATTTACTACATTAAGTACACGTTGCCTTCTTGCAAACCTTTCGTCCGGAACTGGAAGCTTAAGATCTCTAACTTGGAAGTCGTTACTAGCGGGGTCAGACCCTAAACCAAACCCAGAATATGAGCTACTTAAATATCCAGTACCTGCAAATTCGTTAGGCTGGTTTGGGATACAGACATACGGAGGAAGATTTTTGCGAGGGCCGAATTCATGTGCAACCACTGAACCCATTGATGGGTATTGAAGGGCTGGGCTAGGTCTATAGCCAGTAAACATATTGTGTGTGCCACGTTCATGAGCAGCTTCTCCGTGAGTTAGGCTTCTTATAATCGTCAGCTTGTCTGTAACCTTGGCGGTTTTCTTTAAGAGTTCTCCCACCCGAATACCCGGAGCTACTGTTTCTATACTTCCCAGCGGACCACGATATTCAAGAGGTGCAAATGGTTTAGGATCGAAAGTTTCCTGATGAGCCATTCCCCCCGGTAGATAAATAAATATAATGCTCTTTGCCGGTCCCTCTTTGCTGTCATAGTGCTTTTGATCCGCCATAGCTAAAGACGTACCAAAAGCTCCTAAGATTCCAGTATGTAAAAAAGATCTTCTGTCCATTATAATATAACCTTCGCTTCTCCTTCAAGTAAATATCTTGGCCGCCCAGACATATCTGTGCGTTGAGTACCACGCTCAATTCCAAAGTGGTCAAATAAGGTTGCTTGTAAATCCAGTGGTCCTACTGGATTGTCGATAGGACTATAGGATCTGTCAGCCGCCCCAATAGTCCTCCCTGACTGATACTCGCCTCCTGCCATCATCATCGGTGTAATGGAAGGCCAGTGATCACGACCACTGTTTGCATTAATTTTAGTTCTTCCGAATTCACCAGTCACAACAAGTAGTACTTTTTCGTTTAGACCCCGATCCCAAATATCTTGCAGAAAACCTGAAATCGCCTTGTCGATGGGTGCAACTTTTCCTTTTAGAGCTTTGGAAATATTGCTATGCATATCCCAACCGCCATAGTGCAGGGTGATAAACTTGGTTCCATGTTCTACGAGTCTTCTTGCTAGGATCATTTGTTCGCCAATGTCGTTAGCCTTTTCAGAACCATACAAAGCTTTTGTCGTTTCTGATTCCTGATCTGTAGCAAATGCGTCTTTAGCGGAACCAAGAATCACGTCATAGGCTTGTCCCTTATAGAAACCAACTGAATCAGCACTCTTCCCCTGAATACTTTTTGACGCTGAGCCAAGTGCTCCCAATAGATCTTTTCTAGTGTTGAATCTATCAATCTCGATTCTTGGTTTAAGATTATCCTTATTGGACGGGTCAAAGGGTTTATATGCCCCTCCAAGCCAAGCCCCTTCGTCGCCTTCTATCTTTCCCTGTTTAACATAAGAAGGTACGCCGTTTTGAGGATGGTTAGTTCCATACACAGCAGACACGATAGAGCCAAAGGATGGGTACTTGGCGGTTGAGGTTGTGGTTCTTTCTGGGTTATAGTGCCCAGTCATCATAAAATGCGTTCCCTGTCTGTGCGACGAGTCTTTATGACTAAAGGAATTAACAACATTTAGCTTTGAAGTATGCTTGGACAACTCGTGCCAGTCTTCTCCTAGCGTGATGTTCGTTTTAGAATCATGTCTTGCACCGTTTACCGCTCTCCATTCACTTGGAACAGTGTCTTTTGGGGCGTGAAAAGTCTCAAACTGAGTGGGGCCTCCTCCTAGCCAAACCCATACAACCGATTTGTCTCCGTAGCTCTGGGCGTTAGCGGCAAAAGCTTCGTCAGTAAGTCCCGCCAATGTCATTCCTGCCCCTATAGATCCTATCCTAAGAAATTCTCTCCTATTGAAAATGAAATCTAACATAACATGCCTTTCTTTAATTCTTCTCTGGAAATAGTTCTGGGTATAGTTCGTATTTTACATTTTCCCACAATGCACCGGAGATCACCATTGATGCGTCGTTGTCAGACGGATAGTGTACACCCTGTAAACATCTTGCATAACCCGCAAGACCTATACGGCCAAAAAAAGAAGAGCTTAGGTCGGGATACATTGCTGCCAACAAGTATGCCGCAAAAGCCGTGTATGCAGTGTGTCCTGAAGGGTAGGCGGGCGTTTGGTGAGTATCTGTCGTCATAACGTTAACTTTCATACCAAAAACCGGTGCTAATTGGTCTGGTCTAGCTCTGTTGTATTTGCTTTTCAGATTCAAAATAACAGGATCAAAAGTACCGTAGTATAAATCTCTGAAAGACTCTTTGTCAAACTTCAAATCGTTTTTTCTGATTATAGAGTTAAACAGGTCTAAGGGTTCCTTGTCAACAAGTTTTACTAGCTCTTTTTGCCTGAAGTCAAGCCTTGATGTAAGGCTAGATAAATATTGTAGCTCCTTCTTGGTTATGTCGGAGGTATTTGCGGGAGGGTTTGGCAAGACATTTTCCCATCCAATAGATATTATGTCCTTAACCTTTCTTTGAGACCTTGGGGTGTCTGTATAGGTTATGGAATCAATTTTCTTTGATACTTCTAGTATTATGTCTTTTGGGTCCATTTTATCTCCTTGTGGGGTGTGTAATATTATACACAATTAGGATTCTTAAATGGAAGATAAGCAATCTTTTAGGAGGGTCTCGGAGTCTGTATAAGATCTCTGCGAAACTAGCTGGGAGACAATAGACTTAGCGTCTTTTAGCGAGTACCCTAGATTTTTTAGCGTGACCACAGTCTCAGAGACCACTTCACTACTGGTTGTGGCGTTTTTCTGTATTACTGGAGGTGCTTCTATAGAAGCCTCCCGTGCTTTTGGTGTATTATTAGTAGGAATGGGGGGAGCCTTTCTGGATGCTGTTTCCTTTTCTACGTAAACTACATCAGGTATACACGCAGCTATAGCCCAGAAAACACTACCAGCAAATGCTAGTATGATAGGCAGCATGAGTAAAATTAAACAGTAAAAACCTATGCTTAGGTCTACGGGCGATCCAGAATTTGTCATTGTTAAGCTCCCAAAGTTTTTATTTCATTATAACCCACTAATCCTGTTTGTCAACCGGTTCGGGATTTTTTTTAGCGTGCTTTGCCTGAAGTTTTCTTATTTCCTCTTCCATTTTGAAAGTCTCTCTGTCTGCTCTTCTATCGGCTATTTTTTTAGCGAGCTTGATCTTTCTTTTCTTTTTTGCTTCCCTTTTTTTAAGCAGTTCTTTCTGTGCTTTTTTCTTTCCTCTTGCTAATTGTTTTTGCTGTTTCTTTCTATCTGGTTTCTTCATTGGTTTTCTCGCAATCCGATTAGTATAAGTCCGACATTTGCCAACGCATATGAAAGCCACACGAGTGACCAAGCGTAATCTTTTTTAAATAGGTAACAGATAGCTGTTATAAAATATAATGCCCCCACAACGGAGGGCATTATAAAAACCAGCGTATCTAAAATTTTCATTACTTTATTTTAATCTCTTTCAGTTGTTTCTCTGGCGGGAGAACTTCTTCCAGCGACACTCTCAGTAGACCGTCTTTTAGTTCCGCAGATTTTACCTCTACATATTCGCCAAGACTAAAAGTCCTTTTGAAGTCTTTAGTAGAGATTCCTTTGTGCAGGTGATTCTTATCTTCTTGTTCCCAGCTTCCTGTGATGCTCAATACTCCATCATTGACCGTGACAGATATGTTCTCTTTTTTATATCCGGCAACAGCCAGTTCTACAGAAACCCTGTCTTCGTGTCTTATGATGTTGTAGGGCGGGAAATTACTCGTCTCTGTGCTGGTGAGACGGTTGAACACTCTGTCCATACCAATAGAGTTGGAAAATAGAGTGCGAAATAATTGTTGATGGTTAGACATTAGTCTATCTACATTAGCCATTATAATTCTCCTATGTTAGCAAGAAATTTAACTGCCCAAAACGGCACAGTTTGTATAAAAATGGAAGGGTGGGATTTACATTTTACCCACAAATTTCGGCACCAGTTATGTCATGTCGCCTACTTTAACCACTATCTCAACCATGTATAGCACTTGCCCGTCCGGTTGAGACTCGTGTGCTGTTACCGTCACTGGTTTGCTCCGGTATTTTCAGCCACCTTCCTTAGACTAGTAAGCTACTCTAGTCTAATTCATTATAGTCTAATTGATCTTGATTATGCTCAATTTTTTTCAATAGTTTCTTCTTATTTTTAAGAAGCTTTTTCTTACGTTTGTTTATTTCTCTTAACTCTGAACCAGATATTTCTGGCGAGTAAGAACGCTCAGAAAGTACGTGTATTCTGTCGTCTAGATCTTTTATTTGTGAGTTGATGTTTTTCATAATATTAAAGAAGCCAACCCGATGACCCCGCTGAAGAGGCCATCGAGCTAGTCTTCATTGCTACGGTCTAAAAGGTGTCAGAATCAGCTCCCGATTCCTCCGATAAAGCTCGGGTAGGCTTGACTACCTTTGAGAAGGTACTTGGCAAAACACTGTATGATGTACGGGATACACCATTCTTGTCTTCCCAGCTTCGCTGACGAAGCCGTCCGTCAACAATCACACGATCCCCCTTGCTTAGTGTCACATTCTGTGCATAAGCCGCGTGACTACCCCAACCGTCTACATCCAAGTAAACAGTTTCTTCTCGACCGTTTCCAACCGATTCGTTAACGGCAATTCTAAAAGTAACAAGATCTTTCTCTGATACGTTTTTGTACTCAGGATCTTTAGTCAAATTGCCCTTCAAAATAACTCTATTGTTAAACATATTAAACTCCCTAAAAGTAAAATTAACCTCGTGAAGACTCTCGACGGTAGAGTGCCTTCTTTGCTAGCGTGCGACTTTTGTCAACGCCGTGCGTCTTTAGAAGCGAACGAGCAGTCCCGCCGCTTGTTGTTCCAGCAAAAGCCGAAATAAAATCCTTACCTGACATATCTCCCTTTGCAAAGTTTGATACCGTACTCATGTTACGCTTGTTGTTTAGTAACAAGTTCCAATTTGTAGTCATTAAGACTCTCCTTTTCTTTTCTTTAAAGAAACACTAATTAATTTATGTGGACTATTAAACATCGAATCCAACATAGATGACTTCTTCTCTTTACCCATGTAAAGAAACTCATAACCATGACATATTCTACCTACTCCTATGGCGACTATGCCATCCTTAAGAATCTTTTTTACCAAATAGACACCGGGGTTTGTGAAATATATTCTCTCTCCACTTTCCTTGATGTAATAAGTTCCTGATCTTCCAACAACTCTTACGTGGTCACCCGGATTAATCTCTTCTTTCCAATTTTCAATGAATCTCTTTTTCTTCTTATAGAAAACGTATCCGCATTTCTTGCATGTCGCCAGTCTTGCGTGACACTGTTCTTGACAGTCCGGACAAGACTTCAATGGTTGCTTCCTTTTCTTCGCCATCCTGATTTCCTCGCTTGCTTTGTCGTTCGCTGATACACTATCATTATAACCTAGGTATCGTCATTTGTCAACAGGTTCTTCAGTTTTTTTTACAAATTTTTTCATGAGCCTCTGATAAAAATTCAGCAGACAGCTTTGATTTAGGTATAAAAGATATATCTATCTTTTCAATTATTTTGCTAGCCATCGTTAGATACTTGGCTGAGCTTGTACACATCTTTGGATTGGATATATCAGAATAAACTATCTCCTCTATACCACATTGATACAACATTTGTAGACAGGATAAGCAGGGTATTGCGGTTATGTATGCGGTCGCTCCAAGTGTTGATCTTCCTATTCTTACAGAGTTGTATATAGCATTAGCTTCGGCGTGTATCATGAATGGATATTTGCCCGGCCTTGTATTTGGTAGGTCTGAGTCATCTATGTCTCTGATAAATCCGTTATACCCAGAAGAGATAACGGTTTTATCTTTTACTAAAACACATCCGCACTGTGTCTCAATGTCATGACTTCTTCGAGACCATAGAGTTGCCTCCTGCAAGAATATGTTATCCCAATCAGTTGGCTCTCTCTCGTTATCAATAATCTTCATTTTGTTATCCAACGCCGGTCATCATCATGTTTCGGGATGTTCCAGAGGATGTCTCCAATATCCCTATATTGGCAAAACATATACCGTCTACTTCTCCGCCATCTATTGATTGTGTGGCCAGAGTCAAACTGGAGAACGTCCCTGTTGAAACAGAGTCTTTTTGAATACTAATTGCCCCAACTTCAAGCCCCGTCAGTATACCTCTTCTAGTGTGACCCGTAAAAGTTTGAGTGCTGTCAAAAGTACCATTGTCTCCGTTATCGTTACATATAGCGACTCTAAATAAGGCTTTGTGAAACCACTCAAGACTTCCCGATCCGATCTTAAATGTCGGAGGACTGCCCGGAGGATAGACTTTAGTGTTGTCTGTTCCACTACTTATTATATCTATTGGCTGGCCACTATTCACACCAGAAAATCTATGGGTTATAAATCTTTTGTCTGCCGTGTTTGAGTTGGAAGTAGTAGAAGGGTTGCTTTCAGAGCCTCCTGCAATTTTATAAAATATGTACATTCTACATAAATTTGAGCCATCAAACGATGCTGTGACAAGCTCTGTAGCCGCCTCGGTATATCCGCTGGGAGTGGTAAGCGTTGAATCGCTTTCGACACCAGCGATGACTAGTATCAAATCCCCAGAAGATACTCCAGAGGGAAGGCTTATCGTCAAGGATGTACCCGATGTGAAAGAGCTAGTTTGTGAAGATTCTAATGTGATCGCCATATTTATGTCCTAGACTGTCGTTGAAAAATACCAGTATACTATACACAATTTAATACTTTACTCTTCATAATTAAGAGGATATCTAGCTTTGCCAAGTCTTTCAGGCTCCATGAACTCGTTACTTAGTTGTATTTGGTCGTAGCTGAACTTGTTTAACGGCTCTCCATTGGTTTGCAGCGGGATTTGATCAACTAGTGGTTGTGTCCAAAGGGCACACCTGCCGCAGTTTCTACGGCCTTTATTACCGCCATGATTAATTGCCGAAGTTGTAGCAAAGTGCTGTACTGGAGAAGGGTCGCAAAACCACATGGTTCTGCCCATCTGGTTCATGAGTTTTCCAATAGCCGTGTCGCTATTCTGTATTTGTTCTGGATTTTTACGTCTTTCGAGCTGCTTTCTTTGCCATAGATCTTTTGACTTTGTTCTAGCACCGAGCCAGTTTACACAGTTATCAAGCTCAAGCATCTCCTCCAAAACTTTTCTAGGCCACACTAAACCACAAGCCCCCCACATACTTTTGGTTATAATTCTATTGACGCCAAACGGCCTCATCATTGTTTTTTTATTGGGTCTTTTGCTGTAATGTTTCGGGGTATAAAGAGAAACAAATCCAACCTTTTCGTCCGGCCAAAGGACATGATCCTCTAAAAATGATTTGCAGTCGGGGTGAAACAGACTGTCGTCTTGGACGGTTATAATAGTTTCGGCATTACTATTCTCTAGTGCGTATTTAACACTAAATAAGAAGTTGTGCCAAACTCCCTTTCTCTTTTTATTCTGTATCAAAAACGGCTTGAATTCGTGGGAAAGCGGCTGGCTACCCGGTTCTGCAAACACAAAGGGGTTGAACCCAGCCACCACCAGAGACTCCAGACATGTTTGCACAGTGGGAATTTGTCTAGGTGCAGTTGTTACCGCACAGAACCATTTATCCTTACTGTCGTCGCCTTTCTGTCTGGCTCTTTTTATAGCTGTTGTTAATAGTTTGTTGGCTACCATAGCTGTCGCAGATTCAGGAAGCCAGCCAAATATGTCTCTCTGTTTTGACTCCTGAACCAAGCGGTTAATTATGGCGGTTCTATTCTTCTCGCATCCGTCAGGCCCCCAGACATTCATCTTTAGTGCGAAACTTTTACAGTTACAGCCCTTCTTTTCTAAAAATGCTGGTATCATTTTGTGAAGCTCTGTGCCTACACCCTCTCCAAGTCTGTCTTCTATTGATATATGTAAGGACTTGTTTTCTTTTTTTGCGTGATTCTCTGCCAACCTGTGTACTGTTCTGCATGTATGTGTCTGTCCGTCTGACCATTCTGAACATATCGAGCAGTCATAGGGTTTAGTGGCTACTGGAGCCTTTACTAAAGCCGACGCTAGTCCGCAGGTTTTATCTTCTTTTAGGTGTGGGCAACTAATATCATCCCAAGTGGCTCTTGGGTCGCCCAAAAAAACAAATTTACCTTCTTTTCTCATGTCTACATTATATCCTAAAAAGTTTAGATGTCAATCGGTAGGAGTAAAATAAATATAAATTGGAGTGTTATCTCCAACGTAAGCACCAAATGTATTAAAATCTAGCCATTCTAGTGCTTCTTCGTAGGGCATACCGGCCTCTCTCATACACAAGTCTATCATTTTCGGAACAGAATAAGCAACCCTTCCTGAATCGTGGCCACCACAAACGCCAATAATAGCATCGTCATAGCCATCGGCAAACAGAAGATCATCGCCAAAATGTTCACACAACTCTTCACGAATTCCCATGTCCCTTGAATCCTTTTTTCCATGTTTTCTTGTCCTTGTCCCACCATTGACGGTATTTTTCAACTATCGTCTTGGTCTTTTCGTTAATTAGTTTTGTATGCTCCCGAAACTCCTGAAGCTCTGCCTCGTCTGTTTTGCGGGGTTTGTATTTTTTCTTTTTCATATTATGTACACGATCCGAATGCTAAGTAACCATTAAACTGATCACCCGGGTCTGGTATTGGAGGCTCCTCGCTGCAAACACCAGTACAATTAGAGGTGTTTAGTATCCAGTGACCACCCTCGGCAGGAGTGCAGGTTTCGCCACCATCCGTGCATACCCACATGTATTCACAGAATCCTGTTGGCGTGGGTCTGGGTTCACTAGAGCCGGAGTCCTCCGCAGAACCTGCGTCACCAGAACCAGAGCCTGAACCAGAGCCTGAACCAGAGCCAGATCCAGAGCCGCTAGGATCAGGTGTATCTTTCTCACATTGGATTGCTATAGTAGAACCCGGCATGGCTATTGAAGGACAAGGATAGGTATCTTGCCAGCTTGTGTCTGGACATAAACAGGGGCTATCACCGCTTCCACCAAGATAGCAAAAATTATCCGTTATTACCCATCCAGAAAACTCGCATATATAATAACAGGCGTATTCGCTACAGTCCTTTTCCACAGGTATACTGCTTTCCTCTGCACTACTTGGATCAGTATCCGAGCTAGGCTGTGAACC